AAGGCCGAGGAGGAGTACAACAAGCGCACCGAGACCGTCACATCCGACGTTACGGGCAACATGAAGAAGCTCTCCGACGCCTTCACGGAGCTTGGTGGCGACGATGCTGGCTTCAACGCAATGGCCGAGGGCCTTGAGGCCATCCACGTCAGCGCGGAGGAGCTCAACAACGTTGACATGACCGCACTCGTGAGCGGGTTCGACTCAGCGAACGGCTCGATGGCGCAGATCATCGCCACGCTTGAAGCGGGTGGTGTCCAGATGAGCACGTGGAACGCCGCTCTGGAACAGGCCCCTGGTGCCGCGCAGAACATGAGCAACCTCACTGCGGCGGCGTTCAACGCCATGTACACGATGGCTGGCGGGGACATCAACGCCACCATGACGCTCATCGCAGGGCTCGACGCGATGCAGGTGGGCGACAAGACCTTCTACGTCGGTGACAACGGCTCCGTTACCGACTCTCAGGGCAAGGTCTACGACCTCAAGGCAGACATTAACGAGCTGCCCGACGAGGTGAAGGCGAAGGTTGGCGTTGACAACTCCGACGCGAAGAAGAAGACCAAGGAAGTCGATTCCGCGCTCGACAAGACGGGCAGGAAGAACCCGAAGCCGAAGATTTCCGCAAGCGATAATGCGTCAGCGACCATATCGAACGTCAACAGGAAGCTGAATCTGCTCAACGGCAAGACGGCTACGACCTACATCAGGACCGTCACGACAACCGTGCCAAAGAATCAGGCCACTGGCGGCATGAACAGCCGCCCCGTGATCCCCAAGCACGCATCGGGCTACATCGCAACGGGGCCGACGCTCACCAACCAGGGATGGATTGGCGAGGACGGCATAGAGGCCGTGGCGAACTGGGCCACTGGCGGTGCCGTCGTCCCGCTGACGAACAAGCGTTACATGCTTCCCATTGCCGACGCCATCGCCGATGGCATGTCCAAGCGCGTTGGTGGCGGCGGCACGAGCTACAACCTCTACATCAACGGCGCGTCAATCAACGATGACCCCGCCATCAGGGCCGCGTTCCTGAACCTGATGAGCGAGCTACAGCGCAAGGGGGCGATGAACGTTGGCAATCGATGAGGGAATCTACGAGCTGCGCACCATCCTACAGACCTCTATGGTCGTGACCGGCTCCGGCTACACGCCCGTCACTGGCTCCAACGTCTTCCTCTACTCGTGGAACGACGGCAACAACCGCAAGTGGCGGCTTACAAAGGACTCCAACAACCGCTGGCGTTTGCAGAACGCGGCTAACGGCCTCTACATGACGCTCGGATCGTCCACGCCCGCGAACGGCGTGAACGTGCGCCAGTGGACGAGTAGCGCAAACGACATCCAGTACTGGAATGTCATCGAGACGGGTAGTACCGTCAACTACGAGGGCTACACGTGTCCCGTCGTCCGTCTTGGTAACTACGCGACGAGCGGCGGGACCACGTGGATGCTCGACGTGGATGGTGCCATGACGAAGAACAGCACCAACATGGAGGTCAACAGCTCCAACAGCAACAACAGCCAGAGGTTCGCGCTGGTCCCAACGTCACTTGGCAATAATTCATACCCAGTGCCCGCCAGCCTTGGGTGGACTGCCGACACGAACAGCAACCCGTACAAGACGCACGCTTGGGCGTCCGAGACGCAGATGCACCTTGGCTGGAAGTGCCCGAACACGTGGGTTCCGAACTCTTCGAGGGGCTACGAGCGGCGCATCCGCACAAGGCTGATGAGCGCGTCAACCTCCACGTGGGGGTCTTGGTCACAGTGGACGCAGTGGGCAGATGTTGACCCCGTGATTCGCGGTCAGTACTGCTACGACAACAATGTAGTGGACGGCTCCTTCGACACGAGCTCCTACAAGGCCAAGGAAGTCCAAGCCGAGGTCAGGTGCAAGTCCGGCACGACGCACGGGCAGACCGCGTCGGCAACGATGCGGAACATCGTAGACCCGACCGCGACAATTTCGGTGAGCGGCGTCACAACGAGCGGAATCACGCTCTCCGTGTCAAGCGACTACCTTCCCGCGTACTACACCATCAGGGCCATCGAGGTCGGCGGGAAGAACGTCCTAGCCGAGGCGATACCAGTGAGCACCGTCAGCGGTGCGGCAACCTGCACGGTGCCGTGGGGGAGACTCAAGGACATCCCTGACAACGGGGCGTCCGCAACAATCAGGTACTCGCGCGGCACCGACCTCTTCGCGTCAATCGGTGGAGGTGGAACAAGGTCAACTTCCGCAACGCTCACCTATGGCACCGCACCGTCAACGGCACCGACAATTACAGGCGGCAGCGGAAGGACGCTCAACGTGTCCTACACGGGTGGCGTAACGAGCGTCTGGACGTCCGCTGGTGACGGCGTGTTTGGAAAGGCCAGCGGCAGCGGAGTCCTGTACCCGTTCGACAAGTCGCTACGAATGCTTGCCACCCTCGGTGACGGCAAGGTGTATGTAGCGGATGTCCCAGCGATTCTTGGAAGGCCAGCTCACACATTCAACTGGTCTGGCGGGTCATTTCTCTTGGAGTACAAGGAGGGCGAGCCACTATCCACGGACGTGTCGGTGGAGCGCGATGCCGAGAGGTTCAAGCTCAACGAGCGGGAGTGGGAGTCCGTACACTACCAGCGCACCAAGAGCGGCTCGATTACTGCGACAGGCGCACTTGTCGGCGAGCTCAGCGAGTCCACGAGGAGGGAGCTTGACGCCCTCGTGGAGCAGGGCTACGTCACGTACCGCAGCCCGTTCGGTCTTGTGGCGAACGTGGCAGTCATGGACTACAGCCTGACGGAGCATGACCGCTGGACAGAGGTATCAGTGAGCATGACGCGCGTTACCAGCTAGGAGGTCGCCATGGTAATCGACTGGAAGGACCAGACGCGCGTAGACCGCCTAAAGTTCGAGATGGTGTCGGCCACCAACCTCAATGATGTTTACGGCGAGCTTGAGGGGGTTGACCTTTCTGGGTCAACCCTCGATGCCGCTTACTACACGGACCTCCGAACGTCAGGTAGGCTCTCCGTCCGTGGCGACGGTTGGGTGCGCGGCAGCAGGATAAGGATTACCCATGAGGTGCCTGACTGGAACTACTCGAACGTTCTAGGCACCTACTTCGTGACCGCAGACCCCGCCTCTAGGCACCATGGCGGATGGGACTACGAGCTCAACCTAGAGTCTTCGCTCAAGGGTCTGTCCGAGGACAGGCTCGTGAGGCCATGGACGATAGCAAAGAACGCGATGGCACTCACGGCAATCAGGAAGTGCATCGGCGACGCCAAGCAGCCCTATGACGTGAGCAGGGCGAGGAACGCCAAGCTCAAGACCCCGCAGGTCATTGACTCAGGCACGGCACGCATCGAGGCCCTCTTCACGCTCAGCAAGCTCAGCAACAACCGAGTTGACGTGAGAGGCAACGGCACCATCGTTGTCGCACCATACGTGCTCCCCGCCAGCAAGGCGGCGAAGTTCCGCATCGACCTCGAAGAACCACGCGGCATTGCCTTCGATGACCTCGAACGCGAGTCCGACTGGCTCTCAATGCCCAACGTCGCGGCGGTGAGCCACAAGTACAGCGATACCGTCAGGAGGAACGGCAAGAGCGAGACGGTGCAGAGGGAGATAAACGCCTACGCGCAGGTGTCGAACGGTGCGCACCAGTCACAAGCAATCAGGGGCTACACCATCACGAGCTTCGAGTCGCTGTCCGAACTCTCGCCGAGGACCGCTGCACGAGCGCAGCAGATTGCCAAGCAGAACCTCAACAGAGACATCAAGGAACTTGTCACATGGAGCCTCACCACGACGTACCTGCCAATCTGGGAGGGCGACGTGGTGGAACTTGCCGTGCATGACGGCATGCAAGCGTACAGGGGCGTGCGCAAGTGCCTCGTGAAGAACGTTTCGCTTGACCTACAGCACATGACCATGCGGCTGACCCTAAAGGAGACGGCTTCGGGAGACGAGGAGGACTAATGGACATCTTCGACCTTGGGTCTTCCCTCTTCGGTCGCAGTCGGGCCGAGTCAGACACCATCGATAACGACGCAACCACGCGCACCTACGTCGGAACGGCAACGTCAAGCTCTGCCGATGGCAGCGTGTACGTGGAGCTGTCCGAGGACGTGACGATGCCAGACGAGTACGAGGGCGAGCACGGCATGGGCGTTGAGATGCCCACCGTACCCGGCGTCCGCGAGGGCGACGAGGTTCTCGTGACGGTGTTCGGCGGTGGAGTCATGAAGTCCCCCGTGGTCACGGGCAACGCTGGCGAGGGAGACCGTCAGGACGAGGCAATCGCCGACGCGCAGAGGGCGGCAGAGGTCGCGTGGGACTGGGCCGACGAGGCCCACACCGCCGCAACGCAAGCGCAGGAGGACGCAGCGGACGCCGCACAATCAGCAGCCGACGCAGCGGCAAGCGCATCCGACGCGGCATCGTCCGCATCGACGGCGAGCGCGAGCGCACAGCAGGCGGTCAGCGACGCATCGACCGCCGCGACAGCGGCAACCAACGCGCAGGCGAGCGCGGCAAGCGCGGAGTCAGCCGCACAGGCGAGCGCGGGTTCCGCATCGGCGGCGGCAACCAGCGCGTCTCAGGCACAGACGTCCGCTGGCGAGGCGTTGACCAGCGCACAGGAGGCTCAGGCAAGCGCACGCAGCGCGAACGCGAACGCGACAGCCGCTCTCAACAGCCTAGCAACCGTCGAGGACGTTGTTGACACGCTCTCGTGGATTACCCAGCACGGCACGATGGCGAAGACCGCCGACACGGTGGTTGACCCAACGAAGGTCTACTTTGTCCGCGACAACAGCGGAGACTACGCGGTTGGCAACTACCGCTACTCGATAGTGCAGGAGCCCGTCGCGTCGGGCCTTTCCGACTATTACGAGCTGACCATCGACAAGTCAGTGCAGAACTACATCGCAACGCATCTGTCTCTGACAAGCGAGGGCCTCTGGCTGACACCCACGGCGTCCAACGCCTACAAGGTTCTCGTCGCCACTGGCTCTGGCAGCACATACACCACCGCTGGCACGTACATCATCGATGGCAGCGGCGTGACGGTGGCGAAGTTCACGGGCACGAGCATCTCCTTCGCCGAGGACAAGACCTTCTACATCGGCGACAATGACGCCTTCATCTTCTTTAATGGCGACGGCGGCATCAACATAGGCGGGGCCGTCACCATCGGCGGCTCGACCACGTTGCAGCAGCTCCTAGACAAGTACGACTCCACCATCACGTCCGATGACATCTCCGTGAGCAAGGACGGGGACACCGCCACAATCACCGTTGGCGGCAACACCGTGACCATCACCGATGGCGCGGCTGGCGAGGACGGTGCCCAGATTCTCGGCATCACCACCGCGCCAAGCTCCTACACGACGCAGACTGGCGGCTTCACGCCCACGTACCGAATCGCGCTCTCGACGGTCAAGACCCAGAGCGGAGCGAGCGAGGTCAAGGTCGGTGACGTTCTCGCCTACAGCTACTACCACTACCCCGTGGGCTACGTTGACGCATCATACGTCTACTGCGGGGCGAGGAAGTCAATCCGTGGCGCGACTGGAGCGACAGGCGCGACTGGTGCGACAGGCGACACTGGCGAGACGGGTGCTACGGGAGCAACGGGAGCAACTGGGTCTACGGGAGCGACTGGTGCTACAGGTGCCACGGGTGCCACTGGCGCGACGGGAGCGACGGGGGCAACGGGGGCAACAGGAGCTACGGGGGCCACAGGGGCAACTGGGGCTACGGGAGCGACGGGACCAGAGGCGGTCGTATCCATCACGCCCACGGCAATCAACTGGAAGAACGGCACGGCCACCCTACAGGCAACGCTCAGGGTCAACGGCACAATCACAACGAGCGGAGTCACCTACAAGTGGACCAAGGGCACGGCGACAACGTCCCTTGGCACGTCACGGACGCTCTCCGTGACCGACCTCAACGCAACGTACAACTGCACTTGCACATGGTAGGAGGGGCGCATTGGCAAAGGTGTTCATAGCGGTGCCTACCACACCGTTCGGCGGCATACACATGGAGTGCTTCAAGAGCATCTACGGGCTTGACCCTGCTGGCAACATCCTGCTCTTCGACTACACGAGCGGCTACGACTGCGCTCAGGCGCGAAACCGCATCGCACGGCAGTCGATAGACGAGGGCTTCGACTACGTGCTCATGGTTGACTCCGACACAGTGCTTCCGAGAGACACCATCCGCATGATGCTTGAGGAGCCTGTTGACGTTCTCGCCGCATGCTGTCCGCACAGGCCAGCGTCCAACGTCTACGACGGTCGCATCAACGCGACCAAGCTGGGCGAGCGGGACTACACGGACTTCTACACGGCGACGGACTTGGCTGACCTGCGTGAGCGCGGGGTCAGGCGCGAGCCGATCCACGGATGCGGGTTCGGGGCCACGATGGTGCGCGTTGACGTGTTCAGGAGCATGCCTTGGCCGTGGTTCTCCTGGACCGACTACCCTGACGGCAACTGCCTCTCGGAGGACTTGAGCTTCTGCGAGCGTTGCCACGACCACGGAATCACGGTGCATCTCGACCCGCGAATCACATGCGGCCACGTGATGCGCAAGACGGAATGGGCGGTGTGATATGGCAACACAGACGGGAAGCATCGACCTCACGGCCAGCAACTCCGTGAAGCTCATGGCCGAAGCTGGCTTCGAGAGTGTCGAGGAGAACTACTACACCAAGGCCGAGCTTGACGTGACGGTGCAGGGCATCAACACGGAGGTGTCCAAGAAGGTCAACGGCACCGAGATTATATCCACCATCAACCAGAGTGCGGAGTCGGTGTCCATCAACGCCAGCAAGATTAACCTTACGGGCGCGGTCACCATCTCTGACCTAAGCTCGGACGCTCAGTCGGCCACGCTAAACAGCAACATAAACGTGGGCGGGAGGAATCTGCTGCGGTTCACGGTGAGTCCAACGTATCAGGGAATTTACACGAACTGGACTAGCGGAAGCGACCCGTTGGGGTGGTACGCTTATCGCACGGAAGCCATTGTCGAGGTAACCGACTACGGACTTAAAATTCAGGCAGGTGGAAGTAGCAATGACGGCTTCGTAATTCCGCTGACAAAAGAGCTGGAATCTGATGCAGAGTACACACTTAGCTTTGACTACAGGGGAACAAACACCGGCACTGGCGATTTGTATGTTTTGTGTCGCACTACTCCGAACATAAAGATTAACGGCAAGGCCCTTAATGGCACTGGCGAATGGAGTCATTTCGAGGAAGTTCTAAGCTGGTCTGGCTTCGGTAGTAAGAAACCCTACGCGCTGCTCCTTCCATACCGAAACAACTCATCTGGATGGCTTGAGATACGTAACGGTTCACTCAAGCTCGAACGTGGCAACAAAGCCACCGACTGGACCCCAGCACCAGAGGACGTTGACAGCGCCATATCCGACGCAGCCGAGACCGCCACCTCATACGTCACGGAAATCACGGGCCAAAACGGCATCATGGTTCACCCGTCCACAGATGATGACACGGGCGTGCGCATCACGAGCGACGTTGACATTCTGCGCAACGGGTACAACGTCATTAACGTAGGAACGCAGGGAGACACCAGCGGGAACACCGATGCTGGTGTAACCATATACGACGGCACGACGAATGAGAACGTCGTAGCGACCTTCGACGCGGACGGCATCGGCCTCGTGGGTGGCGCGTTTCGGCTTACGTCCGAAAGAGTAACCGAAGAGTATGGCGATGAGAACAATCCCACCACCATGACGGAAATACGCTCCACTATGAAGTCAGAGGGGAGCAACGACGACTTCGAGACCCGTTGCTTTCTGCGCTCGATGGTGGGAGACGATGCCGATGCGTACTACAACTCCATAGAGCTTACTTCTGAGACGGACATCAAAACGCAGTCTCCAACTGAGACAAACAACGCAAGCGTCGAGGTAGGCTCAGACCAATGGGGTTCAAGCGTGAGGCTTGTGGCCGACTCGCAAGAACTCCATCTGTATAAGCACCCTGTCGATGGCAAGGATTACTTCAACCTAAACTCCGAAGTGTTCATGATAACCGACTACCACAACGGCGTATGCGTGTGGAGCACCGCCCCCGGCACCGTGCTCTGGTCGAGCGGCGGCTGGCACATGGCGGCGAACCATACCGCAAACCTTGCCTACAACGTGTCGACCTGCCCCACGGGCATCGTGCTCCACTTCCAGCCCTACACAAGCTCGACCACCCAGAACTACAACCACATTTACTACTTCGTTCCGAAGGAGCACGTGGCCTCCTACAACGGCACGGGAGTCGTTGTCCAGCTCGGCAACCCCAACTTCTCAAACATGGCGTCGAAGTACCTATATATCAGCAACGACCACATAACGGGCCATGCCAACAACACTGCCACTGGGACGAGCAGCGGCATCACGTACAACAACGCCGCATGGGTCATGACGCAGGTCATCGCCGTCTAAGGAGGACTAATGGCTTATCTAACCATCGAGCTTAAGACCAACGACCAAGGCGGCACCGCCGCCGAGGTGCTGTACACGGGTTCTGACATCAAGGTCGCCGAGCAGAAGTACTACCAGACCCTAGCCACCGCAGCCACGTCGGGCCGTCCACGCCATGCGTGCGTCATCCTCGACAGTGACGGCATGACCGTGGCACAGCGCGCCTACGTCACCGAGAGCGAGGGCGCATGATGCCGTACAGCCAGTCAGACCACGACCGCGCGACGGAGTTGGGTGGCGTCGGCATGGTCGTGACTGTCATTCTGGTCGTGGCAATCGTCATTCTGGCGGTGGTCGCATGAACGTGACACTAGGCGGCATCATAAGCTGGCTCGCCCCAATCGTCTCGACCATCATCATCACCGCTGCCACGGTGAGCATCAACGCACAGGCCAAGAAGCACGAGCGCGTCGCAGAGGAGCGCCATCAGGAGACCGAGAAGAAGCGCGAGCAGGAGGCCAAATGGCGCGGTGACGTTGACCGTCTGATGCAGGAGCAGGGCGAGGCGCTCAAATCCGTGGCGAACGACAGGGACGACTGGTACGCATGGCGAGCAGAGATGATTGCCCAGATGCAGGCTCAGGACGACCGCATTACTACCGTTCTACAGGCGCAGTGTTCACAGATGCGCTCAGACATCATCCATAAGTGCCACAGGTATCTCGATGACCTTGGGCGTGCAAGTACCGAGGAGAAGGAAGCCCTAAACGCAGAACACCGAGAGTACTCGGCAATGTGCGAGGCAAACAGCATCGTCAACAACTTCGTGGACAAGCTCGTGGAGCGCGTAATGCAGCTTCCAGAGCGTGAGATTTAGGAGGAACCATGACCTACATCCTGCCCGACAAGCTTTATGACCTCATCAAGTACGTGGTCACCGTGATTCTACCTGCCGTCTCGGTCGCATATGTCGGCCTCGCGGCAATCTGGGGCTGGCCGTATGCGGACGAGGTCTCGCGCACCTTCGCCGTCGTGTACACCTTCCTCTGCGCCGTCATGGGCATTTCGCAGCTCACAGCCAAGGAGGAGTAGACATGGCAGGCGAAAAGGTGGGCATCACGCGCGGCACCACGCCGAGCATCCCCGTCACGGTGCCCATGGACCTGTCGGGGTACTCGTGCTACCTCTCCATCGGCAAGAAGGCGCGCAATCCCTACTTCACGGCTGACAACTCGCAGATGAACGCGACCTACGGCGAGACCTCCATCCTCGTCTTTACCCTCACGCAGGAGCAGACCCTCGCATGCAAGGCTGGCACGGCCTACGTGCAATTGCGTCTCATTGACGGCGAGACGGCGCTTGCATCGACCATGGGCGAGATTGAGGTCTTCGACGTGGTGAAGGACGGCGAGATTGAAGATGTCTATTAGTCTCACCCTCGAAAACGGCATCGAGATTTCGGTGCAGTTTCCATCGCCGCCGACCCTTGAGTTCGCAGTTGACAACGAGACCGAGTTCGTGGCTGCGGTCGGCACAGTCACGACCGCTCTCAGCGACTACGAGCAACTCAACAACATGCCCTCAATCGAGGGCGTAACGCTCGTAGGCAACCACACTCAGGAGGAGCTTGGCGTCAACCCCATCGGCAACGCCGCGATACTCGCCCTATTCAGCTAAGGAGCAAACAATGGCAAACAACTACCTCGACTATGACGGCCTCGCGCTGTACGACGAGAAGATTAAGCAGGTCGTCGCTGGAAAGGTGGACAAGGACGGTGCCAAGGTTCTTTCCACCAATGACTACACCACCAACGAAAAGAACAAGCTCGCTGGCATCGCTGCTGGCGCGACCAATAACTCGTCCACCACCACGACGCCTAAGATGGACGGCACGGCTGCGGTAGGCTCCGAAACTGCTTACGCCAAGGGCGACCACGTACACCCGACCGACACGAGCCGTGCCCCGCTTGCGAGTCCGACCTTCACTGGCACCCCCAAGGCACCGACTGCTACGGCTGGCAACAGCTCGACCCAGATTGCCACGACCGCGTTTGTCGGCACGGCAATCGCCAACGCAATCAGCGGCATCCAAGGCATCAGCTACGAAGTCGTGCAGACCCTTCCCGCCACTGGCGCGGCTGGCGTCATCTACCTCATCTCCAACAGCGGCAGCGGCCAGAACATCTACGACGAATATATTTGGACTGGCAGCGCGTTCGAGAAGATTGGCACGACCGACGTTGACCTGTCTGGCTACCAGCCCAAGATGGACGCCATCACCAACGCACAGATTAACAGCCTATTCACGTAGGAGGTGAGCCATGGCCTACCTAGACATGGAGGGCCTGACGCACTATGACGGGCTCATAAAGGCCAAGATTGGCGGCAAGGCCGACGCTGGTGGTAGGGCTGGCGGCATCCCCTACGGCAGCGTGGACTCGACTAGCACGTCCACCAAGTTCACCGCGACCGTGGAAGGGCTCGACTCGCTCTACGACGGAGCGTGCGTGATGCTGCACAACGGCGTGGTCACGTCCGCGAAGAACTTCACCATCAACGTCAACGGTCTGGGCGCGAAGAAGTGTTACAGCAGCCTCACGAACGCCACGCAGGAGACCACCATCTTCAACGTGAACTACACGCTGATGTTCGTCTACTCGACCGCGCTGGACGGCGGCAACGGCGGCTGGTGGGTCTATCGAGGCATCGACACCAACACCACCTACACGCCCGTCAAGCTCGGATTCGGCTACGGTCACTGCACCACGGCTGCGGCAACGGCGGCAAAGGCCGTGGCGATTAGTTCCTACGTGCTCAACACGGGTGGCATCGTGACCGTGCTCTTCGACAACGACGTGCCAGCTGGTGCCACGCTCAACGTCACGAGCAAGGGCGCGAAGGCCATCTACCACAAGGGTGCGGCCATCACTGACGGCGTCATCAAGGCTGGGGACACCGCCACATTCATGTACTCGGGGCAGTACCACCTTGTGAGCGTTGACCGCGCCATCATCCCAGACGGCTCCGTCACGACCGCAAAGCTGGCGGACAGCTCCGTGACCACGGACAAGCTGGCGGCACGTGCTGTTACATCGATTGAGCTGGCAGACGGGGCAGTTACGTGGGAAAAGATTGAAACAGATGCCAGAGCCATTATCCGCTCAGTTTGGCTAGTCGCGGCCAACTCTCAGACCGACCAAGCACTTACGGCGCTCGGATACGAGCACAGCACGCTCACACCAGCGCAGATGGCAGTAGACAACAGATACGCAAACGGCACATTCCGCCTCTGCTGGATTTACGGCACAGAGCTTGAGGCCGCACCGATGACCTTCATCGGCAACCTCCAGACGCAGGCTAACACCATCTACGCCAAGGGTCTGCACTCCATGGCATCGGGCATCCTCGGCGTTGACACCAGCTGGACGATCACGGCACTGCCGACCGACGTGGACGGGGTGAGCTTCTGATGGCAAAGGGCATCATCACCACGCAATACCTCTCCGACATTGCCGACGCCATCCGCGCGAAGCTGGGCGTGAGCGACACGTACACGCCAGCGCAGATGGCGGGGGCCATTGCGACAATCAGCGGCGGCACCGTACTGGTAGACAACCCCAGCTACTTCGTCGCGGAGACAATCGACACGGCGCAGAAGATAGCCGCCCTGCAGAACGCCCACACCTTCACGGCGCTTTTCGTCACCGACACGCACGCTCACACGTCGAGCAACAACATGCAGTACGTGGACGCGCAGCTCGCGTCGCTCAACGCCGTCGCAAAGACCATCAACCCCGACCTCGTAGTCCACGGCGGGGACATGACGAACGGCAGCGAGGCCAAGGCCGCGACAGTCGGCGAGATGCGCCACATCGTCGACCAGATGCGAGAGATTGGCGGCACGGACACTCACATCCTCATGGGCAACCACGACGGGAACACCGTGCAGGGCTCGGGCGTGTCACAGGACGTGGTGGAGGAACGGCGCGTCACGGAATCCGAGTTCGCGTCAATGTGCCGCTCGTGGGACGATGGGTTCACCTACGCTGGCAGCGGGTACCAAGGCGGCGACCTCTACGGCTACCGCGACTATCCCGCGCTCGGCCTTCGCGTAATCCGTCTGCACAGCTACCGCGAGAGCATCGGCAACTCCGACTACAACGGCGGCAACGGCCAGAATTGGGGCTACTACGCGGACGAGCAGACGTGGCTTGCCAACGTCGCGCTCGACACCGACAACGCAATCCTCATCTTCTGCCACCAGTCGCTATCACCCGTGCTGCAGGGCTACGCCGAGTCTCAGGACATACCGCACGGAGGCACGGCCATGCAACAGTCGATAGACGCATGGCTCGATGCAAGCCCCGCCCACCGATGCGTTGGGGTAGTCCACGGGCACGTGCATTGGGATTACAGCGCGAAGGGCAAGGGCACCTTCGAGGTCGTTGACCACAGCACGAAGGAGATTGTCACTCGCACGGGAAGCTACGGGAACTTCTACGAGCACGGCCAGTGCCTCGCCAACTACCTCACGTCGTTCCCCGCCACGGACACAACGCCCACTTCGGGCTACCGCGACGTGCCCGCTGGCGCGATCGTGCGTGGCCGTGCCGCTGGCACCGTGACGCAGGGCCTATGGACTGCCGTGGTCGTAGACACCAGCGCGGAGACGGTCAACCTCGTGCGGTTCGGCGCTGGCACGGACGCGACATACGAATACAGCGTGCCGAAGGTCAACCTCCTGCCGCTCGCCACGGAGAGCGACGGCACGACCGTCTACCCGCTGACCACGCACCCGAGCCTTACGACCGTCGGCTACGCAAGCGGATACCGACTCAACAGCGCTGGTGTCGAGTCGGCCATGTCTGGCAAGTACGTGACGGGCTTCATCCCCGTCTCGCAGGGCAAGACGGTCAAGTTCGAGGGCATGAGCATCAACGGAAACACGCAGGACAACAACTACATCTCGTTCTACGACAGCTCGCACAAGATGCTCTGGAGCCGCTACGCATACACGTGGATTGCGCAGACCGGCGATGTCGTCAGCCCGCATACGACCGAGGACGGCGTCATCACCTCCATCACCCTCACTGGCGGCACGCACAGCGGCACGACCTACGACTTTTCTAGGGCCGCCTACATGCGCGTCGCATGTAACCTCATCGACGGCTCGTCGGCAATCTACGTGGAGTAAAGGAGGCCCACCATGGGCAAGAGAGAGACGATTGTGGCCTACTGCCGAAAGCAGCTAGGCTGCGCGTATTCGTACACCCCGAGCGGCGGCAAGGAGGGCAGCAGCTACAACTGCTCGTTCCTCAGCACGTGCGCCTACAAGGCGGCTGGACTGACCATCCCAAGGTGGCAGGGCCATCAAAATGGTGACGGCTCGCAGAGCGATTGGGTGTACCGCAACGGGCACTGGACTACTGACCCATCCAAGCTCAAGGTGGGCGACCTCGTGTTCTTCGGCAGCAGCCGCACGAACACCAACCACGTCGGCGTGGTCTCCAAGGCTGGCAGCGTGCCATACATCATCGACTCCACACCTAGCAGGGGAGTGGCCGAGAGGAAGCTGCCAGTCTCCGCTGGCTTCGTGGGTGGCGGGTGGCCCATGAAGAGCCTCCCAGCCGACGAGCCAACGACCGATTCCAACTTCTCTACGGAGGTGTTCAAGGTGGCAAGCGAGGTCAAATTCAAGGCAAGCAGCCGCGTCTACAAGAAGCCCGTGGTGGCGGTCGAAAACCGCGCGGGGTACACCTACAAGAAGGGCGAGACGGTCAACCTTGACGGCCTTCTCGTGAACGGCGGGTACGTGTGGGGCACCTACATCGGCGCGAACACTGGCGCTCGCCGCTACGTCATCATCGGCAACTCGACTAGGTTGGCGTAGCCATGTCGTACAGGCCGTACCGCACGCCTGAGATGGCTCGTAGGCAAAGGGTCTACGAGTGGCTGTGCATCGCCACCCTTGGCCTCATGATTGGCTGCGTGGTGACCATCGCCGCGCTGGTGGTCATGCTCCTTGGTGGCTGACATGGAACCCGTGGAGACTGATGTCGTGTGCCCCAAGTGCGGAGAGCGGATGCTTCTGCTCCCCGACACTGACTGGTCTCTCTATGAGCTACACACGGTAGAGATGATTTGCCCCAACTGCGTGCACGTCGAGACCATAGAGACGATTGTTGTGAGGGAGGATAGGTGAGACCGCCAAACTACACCATCGCTGGCGAGTCCTACGCCATAGTGCAGCGACAGCGCGTCGCTGACGCACTCAGGGAGATTGCCAAGCAGTGTGGTATCATCAAGGTCTCAGAGGAGCATGGCGACAGCGAGACGGATGATGCCAAGCCCAAGAAGGAATAGCCCCAGAAAGCCTCGGCCCATGGGTGCCCCCATCTGATGCGTCGGGTGGGG